GATAAGAACGGTGTCTCCGAAAGGGAACACTTAGAACAAGTTGAAAGGCAGACTGGACGTAAGGTTGAAGCACTGGGATCACCGAAAGAGTTTCCTTTGTTACTATCTCACATCTGGTCTGCCTTTATTAGTTTGAGCAACAGTCGAACATCAGGCTTCTCTGGTCCTAACCCTATTACCTATGAGCAGATAATTGCTTGGAAACAGGTTACTGAACAGCCATTACTGGCATGGGAAGCTGAAGCTATTAAGCGGCTTGATAGAGTATATATGGGGACTTACGCATAGCCCCTAGTGAGAGAACGGAGAACTTGCTGTGGCAAATGATGTTGATATTAAGGTTGGGGTTATTGGCAGAAAAAATGTCCTAGACCTGTCTAATGCTATTGATACACTTGGCAAGAACTCCGAAAAGTTAGCCAGAAAGTTTGAGCAAGGTAGGCTAGAAAACTCTACTTTTGTTAAGGCCCTTAGCCAACAGGTCTCTGCACTTAAGCGTCTTGGTATCTCTACCTCTGATGCAACGAAGTTTGTTTATGGTAATGCTGAGGCAACAAAGGCATCTATCGCAGCCGACAAAGAAGCTAAGTCTGCTAAAGAAGCTCTGCTTCAAACACAGAAGAAGATGGAATCTGCTTGGTCCCTTGCTATTCAAAAAGAGAAGGCTCTTACAGACGAAGCAAACCGTCAGGCTGATGCAGACAGAAAGTTAGCTGCTGAAAAAGACCGCCTCTCTAAAGTGTTTGTTCCCCTCTACGCACAATCAAAGTTGTATGAGGTTGAACTACAGAAACTAAACAGGGCGCAGGCTCTTGGTATTATTTCTGATAAGCAACGTGCAGTAAGTCTCGCACAATTAGATGCGGCATTTGCCAATGGGACTGGAGTGTTCTCCAACTACACTCAACAGGTGAAGAGTGGCGCTAACCGTGCTGGTGTTGCTATGCAGCAGTTTGGTTATCAGGCTGGTGACTTCATTGTTCAGGTACAGTCTGGCACCAATGCTTTTGTCGCTTTTGGTCAGCAAGCAACACAGATAGTTGGCTTCTTGCCAATGATGGTTCCTGCGGTTAATGCAGCGGGTACAGCTTTTACTTTCCTTGGTATGAGTATCGGTGCTATAACACTTGGCCTTAGTATTATCATTCCTCTTGCAACTGCTTTTGGTGCATATTGGATGAGGACATCTGAAGGTACGGATAAAGCAAAGAACTCTTTGTCTGAACTTGAAGAGCGGATAAAGTCTATTAGTGGTACCCTCAAGGATTGGGTAAATACTAAAAAGGCAGCTTCTGCTGGCATGACTGTCGAGGAGATGTTTGGGAGTCAAAATGCTGACCAAGCACAGAAAGCTCTTGATAAAGCAAAAAAGAACTTAGAGGGCTTAACTGGAAAACCTATTCTAGAGACCCTCTTTACGCAGGGTGCAGCCGTTGCATTATCCCAACTTCTTGCGACCACCTCTGCCACAAAAGAGGTAAAAGATGCCGTACTAGAGGTGATAAAAGCAGAACAGACCCTTGCCGACCTAAGAGCTAAAGAGTCTGAAGAGAGGCGCTCTAACTTCTGGGACCAAAAGGGTTCTATGCAAGAAGAGCTTTCTATGATGAGAGCCATTGCCACCTTTGGTAAAGACTCTGCTCAGGTTCGTAACCTAGAGGCCCAGCAAAGGATTTCTAATGCCAACGCTGAGATTGACCGTCAAGTTGCTGCCCTAAATCTCACAGAGGCTCAGGGTAAGGCCCTTAAAGAACTTAACCTAAAGGTCGAAGCTGAACGTGCTAATGAGATTAAGAACTCTGTTGGGCAAGCCTATCTTGATGCTATTGGCCTTGGTAACACTAAGGTAGAAACTGGTATCAATAAGGCCGCTGAAGCAGCAAGGATTCTTGCGGAAAGAATGGGTATCTCTCTCGCTGCTGCAACAGCGATGGTTAATTTGAGTAACCCCTTGCGTGACTATAATAAAAAGGGTGAGTTAAATAAGAACATGTCGGGTCGTGGCCTTCCAGTTGGCTTTGGCTCTGGTATTGTTGGTGGGATGACATCTTCGCCCCGTCCTTCGCAACGTCCGATGGACTTAGGGGTTCCAGACACTAAAAAGGGTTCTGGTGTTGTAGAGGGTAAGATTGATACCCAAGAAGAATACCTAGCTAAACTTGTTCGTGAATACGACATGAAGAAGAAGTCTCTTGGTATGACTGACCAGCAGATTAAGCGCAATGAGTTCATCTTTACCCTTGATGAAAAGATTGCCACTATGAAAACTAAAACCTCTGAGCAAGACATTCAGACTGAACGTACAAAAGCTATTGCCTCCTATGACTCTTGGCAAGCTGCTGAGAAACAAGCTGCTATTATGGATAGGGTTACAGGTTCTATTGAGACGATGTTTATGTCGTTTGTAGATGGCACTAAGTCTGTTGGCGATGCTTTCAAAGGTATGCTCCGCGACATCATTATGCAAATCTACCAAGAGAAAGTGGCTAAACAAGCCGCCTCTAGTATTGGTGGTTTTATCAGTGGGTTGTTTAGCGGTGGTGGTGGTGCAGTCAAATCCGCTAATGGAAACATCTTTAGCGGCGGTAGCCTTGTGAATGCTTACGCTAATGGTGGTGTTGTTGGTGGCCCTACCTACTTCCCAATGACAGGTGGTAAAACTGGTCTGATGGGAGAGGCTGGCCCTGAGGCTATTATGCCACTTAAGCGTGGTGCTAATGGTAAGCTTGGGGTTCAGGTTGATGGTAGTGCTGGCGGTAATGTTGTCGTAAATCAGACATTTAACTTCTCAGCCAATGGTGACGACAGCGTTAAGAAGATCATTGCTCAAGCTGCCCCACAGATTGCTCAGATGACACAACAACAAATCATGGATAGCCGTCGTCGTGGTGGTTCTATGAAAGCAGCATTTGGTTGATAAGGACAAGCAATGGCTATTAGCTATCCCCTAAGCACTCCTACCACTATTGGTATTGAGAGTATTACTATCCGTGCAGTTAATGCTGTAACAACCTCTCAATCTCCTTTTACATATAAACAACAAGTAGTTTCCCACCAAGGTCAACGGTGGGAGGCTTCTGTCTCTATCCCTTCCTCTCGTAGGGACTTGTCTGCTGAGTGGGCTGCTATGCTTGTAGCACTTAAAGGTCAGACGGGGACTTTCCTACTGGGAGACCCTGACTATGCTACCCCAAGGGGGACTGTATCTAGTTGTGTTGTAAGTGGAAACGTAGGCGATGAAACTGTATCAGTTGTTATGACAGGTACGCTTAAGGCTGGTGACTACATTCAACTAGGGGCTGGCAGTTCAGCTAGGTTGCATAAAGTTCTTCTTGACCAATCTGGAAGCGGTAACCTAGAGATTTGGCCTAAGCTCAGAGATACTTATGTTAGCCAAGCTGCAATCTTTAACAGCCCAAAAGGTTTGTTCAGGCTAAACCAAAACACAAGCCAGTGGTCAATCAATAACGCTAGTGCCTATGGTATTAGCTTTGATGCCGTAGAAGTTATCCTATAAGGAGTTTACCCCGACATGTCCAGAGACTTAACAACTGTAGTTCTAAACGCATTAGACGACCAAACTGTATACCCATTCTTTGCAGTAGACTTAATGTTTGATGGCGGTAATACACTATATCTTTGGACAGGTAATGGTGAACAAGTTATTGATGGCAAGACTTACATTGGTACTGGTAACCTACTTAATATCTCTACTGTAGAAGAGACCTCAGAGATCGCCGTTAAGGGCGCTGTCCTTACCCTTAGTGGTGTTCCATCAGAAGTACTGTCGTTAGCCCTCAGTGAGCCTTATCAGGGCCGTAGGTGCAACCTCTACTTTGGTGTGATGGGAGACACGACAAGTTATGTTGAACTCTTCTCTGGTTACATGGACCAGATGAATATTGAAGAGTCTGCTGATACGTCTACAATCCAACTGTCTGTTGAGAATAAACTTGTTGATCTTGAGAGGGCTAGGGTTGCCCGTTACACTTCAGCCTATCAGAAGTCAGTTTATCCATTAGACCGTGGACTAGACTTTGTTGAAAGCCTACAGACTAAAGAGATTACTTGGGGCAGAAAAAGTGGTAATTGAGTTTCAACAAGAGTTCTTGTCTCAAGTTGAAGCTGAGTGCCAAGAACTTATTAAGTTAAACTGGGATGAGACTGGCACTAGTCAAATTAAGTTAGACCCAGACTGGGACGCTTATTATGAACTTGAGTCTCTTGGTAAGTTTAAGGTTTTTACTGCAAGAAGCTCTAATAAGTTAGTGGGCTACTTTGCAGTTTTTATTGGTATAAACCCACACTATAAAGATCACACCTTTGCGGTAAACGACACTATATTTTTGCATAAAGATTATAGGAAGGGTCTTACAGCAGTTAAGCTGATTAAGTTTGCTGAAAGCTGTCTCAAAGAGGATGGTGTTTCTGTGCTTCATATGCACACTAAAGTTGACCAACCACTTGACCCTATCCTAGAGAGACTTGGGTTTGGTTTGATTGAAAAAGTTTATTCTAAGCATCTGGGAGAAGACAAATGGCAGAAGCAGTAGGTGCTTGGTTATTAGGCGCAGGGACAGGAATTGGGGCCGTAGCTTCTGCAACCGCTGTGTATGGAGCTTTCACTGTCTATGCCCTTGGCTTTGTCGCCACAACTCTTGCTACAAACCTAGTTATGCGGGCACTTACCCCTAAGCCAAGCTCTTCAACGGGAACACAGGGTTATAATGTAACAGCCAATGGTTCAGCCCTAGATCATCAAGTGATTTACGGTCGTGTGCGTATTGCGGGAGCTAGGGTGTTTGACGGAACCACTGGGGCAGACAACAAAACTTTACATAGGGTGTTAGCTTTCTCTGGGCATGAGATTGAATCCTTTGATGAGATTTACCTTAATGATGAACTTGTTACTCTTGATGGCTCTGGGAACATAACTTCCCCGTCTCGGTATAACGGTCTTGTGACTGTTAAGAAACATCTTGGCGCTACAGACCAGACTGCTGATGCCAACCTTGTATCTGCTGTATCTGAGTGGACAACTAACCACAGACTTCGTGGTATCTCTTATCTGTATGTTAAGTTTATCTTTGATGCTGATGCCTTTCCAAATGGTATCCCAGAGGTTACAGCGACCATTAAAGGTAAAAAGGTATATGACCCTAGAACTAGCCTAACAGTTTGGTCAGATAACCCAGCTCTCTGCATCAGAGACTACCTGACTGAAACTCGGTATGGTATGGGGGAAGAAGCTACTAACATTGATGATACACTTGTTATAGCTGCTGCTAACGTATGTGATCAAACCAACACGAATGCTTCTACAACCCGTTATATCTGTAATGGTGCATTCACCACCGTAACAACTCCTTATGATATGTTGTCGTCTATCCTAACCTCTATGGGTGGGATGCTATGGTATGCACAGGGTAAGTGGAGAATGAAACCTTCTTACTGGACTGCTCCAGTTATTACCTTAGATGAGGGTGACCTTCGTTCTTCTATTAGTGTTACGACTAGACACTCTCGTAGGGATAACTTTAACTCTGTTAATGGTACGTTTAGGGGAGAAGAATCTAACTGGCAAGTTACAGACTTTCCACCAGTAACTAATGCTGCTTTTGTAGCTGCTGATAATGGGCAAGAATCTGCCATTGACCTTGCCCTTTCCTTTACAGATAACTCTATCGAAGCCCGTCGTATCTCCCGTATTGTCCTAGAAAGAAACAGACAGCAACTTACAATCTCTGCAAGTTTTGGCCTTAATGCTTTTCAGGTTCAGGTTGGGGATAATGTATACCTAAACAATAGTCGTTTTGGTTGGTCTAATAAAGCCTTTGAAGTTGTATCTTGGACCTTTGGTCTAGTGGATAACCTTGACCTTCAAGTTAATATGACACTGCGTGAGATTTCCGCTAATGTCTTTGACGAGGTTGATGATGGTATTATCTATGAGCGGGACAACACAACCCTCCCCTCACCATTCTTTGTTCCTTCTGTTGGTGTAAACGTAACTTCGTTTGCTCAAGTTTCTAACCAAAAAGTTACTAACATTGCAGACATTGTTATTACGGCAACCTCAGCAGAGTTTGTTGATAAGGTTGAAGTAGAGTATAAGCTGGCTTCTTCCTTTATTTGGAAGTCTGCTGGTAGTGGTCCCCTTGGTACATTTGAGATTGTTGATCTTGAGGTTGGTATCTATGACTTTAAGGCTAGGGCAGTTAATACTTTTGGTGTTCGTGGTGAATATACTTATGCCTTTGATGTTGAGGTAAACCCATTCACAGGGCCACCTTCAGATGTTCTTGATTTCTTTGCTGAAGTGTCTGGTAACAGTATCTTCCTTAAGTGGAGTGCAATTCCTGACCCTGACTTGTCTCACTATATTATTAAGCATAACCCAGCTTATACAGGGGCTACTTGGAATAACTCTTCTTTGTTGGTTGAGAAAGTAGCAAGACCCTCTACCAGTGTTGCTGTACCTGCTCGTGCGGGAACTTATCTGATTAAGGCTTTTGACAAAGAGGGTTTTGTTAGTGAAGTCGAAGGTACTTTTGTTGTTGACGCTGCCGCTATTCCACCTCTGGGAACTACAGTAACTGTGACCGAAGACCCAACCTTTGCTGGAACCTTAAGCAACGTGTTGTTGGTATCTAGCAGTATTGAGATTGATAATACTACTGGGCCTACCCCAACAGGAACTTATTTCTTTGCAGGAACTGTTGATCTACTTTCTGTTAGAAACTCTAGGGTTACAGGCTCTGTAATATTTACTCGTAAGTATGATAACGGCACCTTGCTTTGGGATGCTATCCCTCAGAACTGGGATACTTGGCCTGATACATGGGACGCTTGGACAGATGAGACTGCTGGGTTTGGGGATGTAAATACTCAAGTCTATGTATCTTATACTGTAGATGACCCTGCCTCTGGAACTGCCGTGTGGTCTAGTTATGCCCTTGCTGGTGGTTCATTCTTCCTTGGTCGTGGGTTTAAGTTTAAGGTTATTCTTAACAGTAGCAATAGTTATTTCACCCCGAATATTACAGCACTTAGTGTTGATGTAGAATACTAATAAGGATACTTAATATGAGTCAACATGACTTTGATATTGCAAACCAGACTGCACCAAACTCTAGGGCTGATATCAACTTAGCTCTGAAAGCACTGGCCTCTAATTCCTCTGGAACAAGTGCCCCTACAACTACCTACGCTAACATGACCTATTATAACACTGCAACTAACATCCTTTATAAAAGGAATGAGGCTGACAGTGCTTGGATCACGATTGGTACAATCGACGAAACGGCAGGGACGTTTATGCCGAATATCGGGTTTACCCCCGTGCAACAAGGTGGCGGGGCAAGTCAACTCGGAAGTAAACTCTATCTTGGTTGGGATGGGGCACAACTTCGCTTTCAAGTTGACTCTACAGATAAGGGTAGACTTGTTTCTGAGTCTAACTTTTTTAATATGGTCGCGCAGTCTAGCACTGGTGCCGTTGGTACCTATGCGTGGCTCGCCTCTCTTTCGCAAAGCACGACAGAGTTTGTACCAAATGGCACATATAGTGGCAGCTCGCTTCGATTTGGAGGCGTTTACGGCACTGTTCAAAGCTATGGTATCATGGGTGCATATGGTGGTGCCATTTCAGGAACGTGGCGTTGCATGAGTGGTCTTACTCTTGGTGGTGCTAATGAGACAAGATCGACACTTTTCTTGAGGATCGCATGATGCAGTATCGTAACGCACAACGCACAGACAGTCATGTGATTGACTGCGAGATTAACAGTCCCGTTCACGGATGGGTGCCGTTCACATGCAACCGTGATGATAAAGGTGCATTGTTTGATGTGGTGGATTTGTATGACCGAATGAATGCTGATCCGGCTACGAAACCATATATCCCACCAACTCAGGCAGAACTTGACGCCATTGCAGCGCAAGACGTTCGAGCAAAACGCGACCGCATTCTTGCCACAGTTGTTGACCCGCTGGTGAGCAATCCGCTGCGCTGGGCTGACATGACACCTGCAACACAGCAGGCATGGGCTGACTATCGCCGCGCGCTGTTGGATGTCCCGCAACAGGTTGGCTTTCCAAATGCCGTTGACTGGCCGACACAACCTGCATAAGGAAAACACATGGCATATAATTTGGGGACTAGAAGCAAACAGAACTTGTCAGGAGTACACCCTGATCTTGTTGCTGTTGTAGAAGCTGCTATTAAGATTACAGATCAGGATTTCCTTGTAATTGAGGGCATCCGTAATATCAACCGTCAGCGTGAACTGGTTAAGGCTGGTAAGTCCAAGACTATGAACTCACGGCACATCACAGGCCATGCTGTAGACCTTTGCCCATATCCTGTAGACTGGAACGACCACAGTAAGTTTGAAGCTATTGCTGAGGCTATGAAGGCTGCTGCTGATGACTTGGGTATTCCACTGGAGTGGGGTGGTGATTGGAAGGGCGGTTGGGACAAACCTCACTACCAACTGCCACATAAGGACTACCCAGCATGAGTGAAGAGGATACCCTCCGCCGTATTGAAAAGCTGGAGGCTGAGATTGAACGTCTGTGTGACACTATCTCTGAGCTTAACC